CGCACAAGTTTAGTCGTGTTACGTTTCGTGTATGAACTAACTGAGAACGGCGAGTCGCAAGACAAGCCAAAAGCCGCATTAGCGGTGTTGTTCCCATGGTGACCGTCGTGAGACGTCGATAGAGGCTTCTGCCCTTCGGTGAAAAACCGAAGAAGCATAAGCCAGCCATCTATCGTCTTAGACACGGCGGGAGACCTGACATCCCAGCACTTGTACTCGAGCTTCTGTAAGCTCAAATTACAACGCTTGGCTAAGGGTCTCATGCCAACTGGCACTGCGCGTAGAGACGGACAGGTTAAACCCTGTGAAGTCTCTGGAATTGATCCATAAATATTGATCAGTTCCCCTACGATCAAGTCGTAGGTCTCGTAGTACTGTCTATCGTAGAAGGAATTCGCGTAAGCGATCCAACTGCAGTAGACATCAGGGCGAGGTTCTGATGACCAAATAGTCCTAATGCGGACAGGGGTGACATTGACGCCTTCGAAAGCGTCTACGCCACATGACTCTCTAAAGAGTCCTTTGGTGCAGCTCTTATCGCGGTTTACTTTTAAACCAAACGATTCGAGGTGTTTCATCGCATTCTCCGCATAAGCGGTTGGGACGACTACATCATCACCGTACACTAAGATACCATCCCTGGTATCTGCATCAGGAGCACCGGCCGTAAGGATAGCCCAAACAGAGAGAGCTAAGATAGGAAAGCATAAACTGCTTCCCATCGGAGCAAACTTTTTGAGCGGGAGAACCTTACCATCCGGAAGCTCCGTTGATAAACTCCTGCATGCTGCCAAGTACTCATATATATGAGGAGGAAACAGCAGGCGAACTAAGTCAACCGATACGCGGTCAGAGGCCTCATTGAGGTCAAGAGTAGCGTAATTCCCAGTCCGGGACCCGAGTAGGGAACCGAACTGGTTCGGTTGCTGATTGGTAAAGAAAACATTCCACTTTGTAAGTGGATGTGACTCTACCCAGTCAACTATGGCACGGCCCAAACCTTGCTGTACCCATTGAAAATCAACGGGTTCGCAAGAGATGAGGCGTGGACCACGAGAGTCCTTAGGAACGAGCAAAACTCGCGCACTAAGATCTCTGTCCGTAACCTTAAGAATAAGGTTATGTCGATCACATACGTGTCCTAACGATGCGCAGAAAAAGGCATCGAAGGGATACTTAGAGGTGATTCTTCCCGATACATTAGTAAACTCGAACTTCTCCCATAGACGTTGCTTGGTAGCAACGACTCCAGGACCGTGAGAGGGTACAATGTTTTGCGGGTCAAAACAAGCGACAGGCGGATTTGTACCAAGAAGGTAGTTAACCTTATTGGACCACCTATTGGATGAGCTACCGAAGAGGTTGCTCAGCAATATTCGCGCTTCGCGGGCTACAGTGATCTGACTAGACGTATCAAAACGTCTACGACGGCTACTGCAACCTTTATCAAGGCAAGCCTCAACAGAGTTGAGACTCGATGATAGAGTTGAGAGGTCCTCTTCAGTTCTAACGAACCTAGAGATAACTTCCTCTTCTTGTTTATCGGTGTATGGGAGCTCATATTTGTAAAAGACAAATAAGATATCTCGCAACACTTTGACGCTTGCTATGCATGGGTTAGCGAGGGGTTGACCATCGTGGTCCAGAACTCGACTGAAGAATTCACCTAAAAATTTGGGTGTTTTCATTCCTAAATCGGTTGCGAAACCGAGATCGGAAGCGTTCAGTTTAGTCTCCAGAGCTAAAGCCTTATCAAAGGCTTTACCTAGCTTTGGTAAAGTTTTCGTTAGAAAACTTATCCCCTCATTTAGGACTCTCTGTCGAACTACATTAGTAGTAAGGCGGAGAGAACGTTCGTTAAACACTACACCATGACGGTTATGAATGTCACAGAGTAGTGCCGCGATGATGTTTTCAACATTATCTAAGCTATTATGTAATCCCATATGGGTGTTACTCTTAGCGTACGGCAAGACCCTGCGATCCATCGCAACAAACGATGATTCATACAAAGGTAAACATATGACCGACATACATCCACCTAAGCATAACAGCGATCGCATAAATGAGATCATTGAAGAACTCACTGATGCGCAGCTGAATGACAGGCCAACATACAAGAAACTCCTATTGAATCAAGAAACATTTGCACGTATGCACAATGCATACAGGCAGATGTTCGAGAGACAACAAGAGTTTCCCTTCTGTTGACTTGCTACGAACTCAAGAACAAAACGGAAGCACCAAGTGGTGTGATGTTACTAGAAGGGACTAATAGATGGGATCCACTAACGTCGCGGAACTATGCAGCCTTTGTAGGTTGCTGGGATGTTTATCCCAATGTAGTTACGTGAGAAGTTAGTAAGAACCATTCATGCCCTATATAGTAACGCCACTTGGCGCAACCGTTCGCTAGCACTA